GGCGGTCATCGCGCTTGCGGGCACTTCACCAGCGCCTATAGCGCCCATAATGTCTCCACCGGAGTCCACAACAGACTGCAAGCCCTCCGAGCCGGTGGTTGCTACACCCGACGCCGCGTCCGCACCAGCAAATGCTTCGCCAATGCCCGCGGTCAGGCCAGATGTGACGCCAGCCAGCAGTCCCCGCTTGAGGTCACCTGTAACTGCCGCCGTGCCAATCCCGCTCAGGGCCGCTGTGCCCAGTGTGCCCAGCTTTAAAGCGCCACCAAGCGCGCCGAACAATAGAGGGAGGAACGCCTCCGGCTGTCCAGTGACAGGGTTGGTGGTCAGCTTACCGGTCGGTGACAAGGCCGCAATACCAGCCACCTCAACAGGATTCATATGCACAAGCATGGTGTCGCCGTAGCGCCCATGTTGCGCCATCTGGTCCATCATCGGTTTCGCCGGATATCGATTCATTAGCTTGTCTCTACACCAAACATGTTAAAGCTAAGGCCGGTGTCACTTGCATACACCTTGACCACATCGCCTTGATTAAGTGTTAAACCCAGAACGGCTGAAAATGTCGTGTTCGCCGCCATTACTGTGTCGTAATACAAAAATTGCTTGTCATTTGCTGTCGCGCCGCCTACATGCACACTGACTCTAAACGTGCGCTGATGCCCTGTGCGATTACAAACGACCAAAGAGCTGACAGTGGTTTGATTAAGATTTGGCACTGTATATAGGACGGTGGTGGTGGTTGCCGCGGCATCCACTTGGCCCAATACCTTAATCTCGTCAGCCATTGCCAGCTCCCATCAACAAGAACTGGAACCGGCGCAAGGCCAAAGATGAGTTCTTGTTGGTCTTGTTTGTGTTGCCTTCCACTATGCTAGATATGTCTTGTAGCGACTGCTCTATCGTTCGGCGTGCAACCTGCTCGTTTTGTTGCTCGTATTCTTTGTTGGCTACCGGCAGTGTCGTGTATCTAGACATTAGCGCTTCCCATCCGTGCGTATGTCAAAGCGCAGATCACCGAGCGTCCAGCCGTACTCAGACCCGTTAGTGGTGATCTTGACGATAACCTCTCTGGATCTAGCCCGGATATGGTACTGGCCTGTGCTGTTATTTATTGACGCAGTATCCAGCAATGTCTCCGTGTTGAGCGGAAAATCCTTACCAAGGATTTCCAGCGACAAGTCTACAGCGGTCGAGTTACCCCGAAACGTAAAGTCCGGAATAACACGCCTCATCGCTACGAACGACTCACCGTCGCCCAACCCAATCCCCCCGGAAGCTACAAAGGCGTTCAAAGGCTCGCCGTCAGCGCTGTGCCCGAATTCATGCAAATAAAGGTAATTGTTGTTTATGTCTGACAAGTCATTTGAGGCCCCAACCGGATACTCCTTGGTAGGTGCGTGTATGTATGCGCCCCGGTCCAGCGTCCCGATTGTCCAGTTATCTTCTAAGTAGTTATATGTAACGTAGTTAGTAATATCTGCGCTCGCACCGCCAACTGGGTAGTGCCATGTTACCTCAGAATCGTCAGGATTAGTCGTTGCGTATATCTTGAATCTCTGGTCAAACTGCAAATTAGAAAAGACATAATCCAAAACAGAGCACGGCAGTCTTTGTACCGCGCCTCGGTAGACATAAAACCCTTCTCGGTCCATAAAGAAGACCGCGTCAGCCGCCGCAACTCCCGCCTTGGGAGATATCATGCTGACGTTCTCCGCTACGGGAGAGAACGAGTAGATGAACGGAGCGCCAATAAAGCGCATAGCCTGTATGCCGACATCCGTGAACACCAGTATTTCCTGTCTGGTCTTGATAGCCCCGACAATCGTGGTGCCTGTAGACAAAACCTGACCGCCAGAGCTGTTTGTTGAGGTCGGCGTCCACACGCCTGCATTCTCCTGATCTGACCATCGAATTAAGAGAGGGTCTATGCTGGATGAGCCAAGCGCGTTACAGCCAAAACAAATGACGTGACGGTCAATATCCGACACCATAACCTGTAGCGCCGCGGTCGGCGTGTCTGACGCCCCGCCCAGAGATGAAAGCGATATTGCCCGCGCTGACGTTCCAGAGCTTTCATCCCAGAAGAAAACGCCCCCCGACCTTGGGTTAAACACTAGGTCATCGCCAAAGGCGTCTTGGCTATACAGGCGGAGTTGATTAGAGACTGTCAGGTCAACAGACTCACCAAACGCGGGGATGCCCCAGCCTCCTACGCCCCAGCCTGTGCTGTCCACATAGAAATTGGTGCCGGTGTTGATCTGGTAGGTGCCGACCACAGACGAACCGCCATTGCCCGTATCGCTACTATTTGCGGTGACGGCGGCGCCACTGGTGTCTTTTGCTGTGACGTTGTAGGAGTTGTCGTTAACAATCAGGCTGATCTGGTACTCCTGATTCAGCACTGCCGCGGTGACATTGCCGCCCAGAGACGCGGCGCCAGAGAACGTCACAAAGTCGCCCTCTACCGCTCCATGCGCTGTGTCGCTTACGACCAGCGTAGATGACCCGTTACTCGCGGCAAAGGTCACATCGCCCGCCGCCGTGATCCCTCTTATGGGTGTTATGTCAGAAAGGATTCCGCCAGTCTCAACATAAAACTTTAGATTGGTGCCAATGCCAAGATACTTATTGCCGTCAGCCGATCCCCAATCGAACAGAGACCTTGCCACACCCTGTATTGCGGTGCTGATGTACTTAGTCCAGCCGCCGATGGTCTCAACGCGACCCTTGCGGAAGCGAATTTTGTCGCCGTCAAACCAGCCGGAATCTGCGCTGTACTCCGTACCTTCTTTGTCTATTCCCGGCTTGAAGGCAATCTTAGTCAGCGCCACTGTAGTCCCTCAATAAACCCACATAACTGGTGTGGAATTTCTCCTGTCCACATGGACAAATGTCTTGGCCACGCCAATACCATTGAAGCCCATTTCTATTGCCTTCCAGACAATTAGCATGCGCTCATGACCGTCTCTAACCTGTATGTCTGCCGCAATGCCGTGGGCGTGCATCCCCGGCTTTTCTTTCTTGGCTTCTATGCTGTGACTGTGCGACCGATATCCCGATGTGACGATGAACGGAAAACCACATGCTTCGCGGAGTTCGTCCAAGTCCCTGATAAAATCAAGGTCCATTTCGTTCTCGCCTGTTTCCTGACAATTAAAGTCAGACAGGTTGAAGTACTTAAAATTCATCACTCTTTTTTGCCCGAACCCAAGTACAGGCCAAACGCACCCGTCAGGGAGCCGGTCATAACAGACACCAGACTAGCCTGCTCAAAGTTAGGGTCGGGCAAGCCCATAAACCACTCAACAACCCGATACGTCATCACCATCATGGCAAACATCAGTACGCGGGGTAGTATCCTCCAGCGATCTAGACCTTCCGGTGTAATCACTCACAGCCACCACATCGCCAGCAATACGACATTCAGCGCAACGGCGGCAATAAACAGCATTCCCGCCTCCCATTCAGTAAGGTGCATGACACGGGACTTTAAGTACTTCCCTGCGGCCTTTATCGGGTCAAGCATAACTATTTCTCCCTCGCTACGTTTTTGGTCTTTTCAAACGTGCGGAGACCACCCAGTCCCAGCATCCCGAGCAGTACCGTGAGCAGGCTTTCCATCTCAAATACAGGAAGTGGAGGGGTCTCAGCGCCAGAAATAGCAATGCCAAATACAGCAAGAGGCTGGCCCACAAAGTGCCAAGCCAAAGCAACACCGCAAGTCCACCCCACAAATGGGCGCCAGCCTGCGACAAACATTGACTTGTGCGCCGCAGAAACTTTATTGATTTCGATCTGGCCCTTGGCAAGTTCATGTGCGTGCCTCTCTGACATAGTGGCGATTTCATGGGCCAGCCTGTTTCGCTCGTCAGCATCCGGGATAAACTTGTCCAGTAGCCCTGTAACGGGGGCTATAAGAGATTCAAGCATGATTAGTCCTTAGAACGTGGACAGCGCCACGCGCTTCCAGCTATTAGTGGCTACGCAGACGTATATATAGTCGCTGTCGTAGGCAATTTCGCCTTTTGTGCCTGACGCGGATGAGTTAGCTGGAGTCTGGGTTGTGTCGATCCTAATGTGATCGCCTGTTGTCACTAGCGCCGAAAACGTGCCTGCACCGGGAGTGGACGCCCCAATATTAGTTCCATCAATGTCGCCGGCATTAATATCCACCGTGGTTAGGGTGGATGTGCCAGATGCGGTCAGATTTGTAAATGTCCCCGCAACGGCTGACGCGGCGCCAATCACAGTGCCGTCAATTGCCCCGCCATTGATATCTGCACTGCTAAATGAGGATGATCCTGTCGATGTGATATTGCCGGTTACGTTACCTGTGACATCTCCCGTGACGTTCCCAGTGAGATTGCCGGTCACATTCCCAGTCACCGCGCCCGTCACATTGCCGGTTACATTGCCGGTCACATTGCCGGTGACATTTGCTGTTAAATTGCCAGCAACAAGGTCAACAAACACCTGAGTGACCGTGGCACCTGACCCAGTGCCGCTAAACTTCAGTACCGCGTCTTTGCCGTTTGCCAGCTCAAAGTCATTAGATGCACTGTATGTGCCTTGAAACAGGATGACCGATCTTGATCCAGACAGGCTGTTGCGGACAAAAAGTATCTTTTCCGCGTCGTTGGGGGTCAATCGGACATAGGCAGTAGCGCCAAGATCACCGCCATCAGTCAGCTCAATAAACTTATTCCTGCCGTTAGAAACCGCTCCGTTTGTGACAGGTATGTCTGTGGGAGAGCCGGAGCTTCCGGCAGACGACAGTGTTAGCGACAATATGCCGTTAATCGCCTGATCTAAAATGTCAAAGTTGGTGTTTGTCGTGGCCCCCCACAGGCCGGCCTGCTCGCCGGTCGTGATCTTTTCAATGCCAAGATTTGTTGTATATGTGCTAGGCATGGTCTCCCCTACGCCGCAATTTCAACCCAGTTCGGGTCTTGATTGACAATAATTTCGTTCCAAGAAACAACGGACGCTCCCGATGTCTGGCCTGTTCCAGCAACGCCTGTCACAAACACCTTTATTTGAGCATTTGGAGCAACAATGCCGACCTGACCCTGCAACCTTGGTGAGGTAATAGCGACAGCAACGCCCGATCCCTGCACAACCGTGACAGCCCCCGGAGTGCCCGTTGCGGCAACCCCTGTCGGACTGACATTGGCCCCGCCAATAACGCTGACGCTATCTACCTCGCCCGTGGCAGATACGCCTGTAACGGGAACATTTGCGGCGGCATTGATGACAACGCTACCTACCGTGCCGGTGCCCTCTACTCCTGTAACCGAAGCGGCAACGCCGGTAGTAACGTCAATTGTGCTGTTGATGTCTTCAGCAAGACCCGCAAACGGCTCTTCGGCAAAAGACAGTCCGCCAAACAGCGAGCCGCCTAGCTCTGCTTTATTACCGCCAACGAGGCCCGTGGCAGAAACACCGGTGACGGCGACCACGTCAGGCAAGGATGCAATTGCAGTTCCGACTGCCGCTGTAGCGGCTAATCCAGTGACGCTGACAGACTCACTAAACACAACGCCACTTATCTGAGCTGTGGCTTGTAGTCCCGTTACAGAGATGCTTCCATCTGTATTAACGGTTATGAGGAATGGAGTGCTGTTTTCTGACGCAAAAGGCGCTTCAGCAAAGGAATTTTCTGTGATCGCACCCCCATGCTCTTCTGCGGGGTTTGGAAGTGCGCCCTTGGCAGAGACGCCAGAGACGTTGACGGAGACGCCAGCCATGACTTACTACTTGTCCGCCTTTTGGTCGATCTTAGCCTCTATCTGATCCAGCTTTGTAAAGAGCCGCTGAACGCCGTCTTGAAACTCTTCCCTGCGGACGTACTCGCCGGCCACCAGCACTTCAACACGGTTAACTTTGTCGATAATCATGTCGTCAGTCTTTTCCAGCATGCGCACAGAGTCCCATAGAGTTTTAAGCAACCAGCCAAAAATGCCGCCAGCAAGGGTGATAATCGTGTTTACCATACCCTGATCCATTACCACCCCCTACCAGCGGATAAATAATAGCTAGCCTTCCCAGCCCGAATCATTTTCATCGTACTGGCCATCGCCGTTAGTGTCGCAGTAGCGTTGCCATGAGACCATGTTAAACGTCAAGCCCTCGCTCCACGGGGCATACTCTTTGCACCAACCGTGCGAGCCAACCGCAAACTCGTCTGTTGGCTCCGGAACGTAATCACGCTTGCTCCAAGGGCTTTGAGCAACAAAATACAGGTTGCCGTTGTTGTATGTGCGCTGTGTATACAAGGTCGCGCTTTTTTCGCCGATGTAGACATCTTGGCCTTCACCCACGGTGTACGTTGAGCCGTCTTCATAATTGATGACGGTCTGCGCCGAGGCGCCCAAAGAAAAGAAAACAAAAGGTACAAGCAGTGCTATTACTGTCAAGTCAAGCGTATTGCGCATTATGCGGTCCTCAATAATTGGATTAGGTTGATGGTGAAGTAAACAATGCCGCCAGCAACAATCAAACCCATGCTTACTGCTGACACGTCAAGCATAAATCGTTGTCGCTTGCGTTGCTTGTAAATAATACGCTCGCGCTTTGCCCGAATGTCGCGGCGCATTTGCATCATCTCTTTGTATGTTTCAACGCCGTATGCCCAAGTAATTAACTCTCGGACCTGCTTTTCCTGCTCTTCTATCTTTTTTTTTGCAATTACAGCGTTTAATGCTTGCTCCTCAACAGAGGCGCCATCAAACATCTTTTTGAAGAGGGGTGGCTTTTCCGCTTCGCGCTCGGCCTGATTAATGTCAGATACCAGCGTGTACCAGTGACCAAGTTTCTTGGCCACATGCTCTATTTCGGCTCCTTTACTTACCAGTACCTGCAACCCCTTGAAAGTGGTCGAGGCCATCGCTACCAGTGATAAGGGGTCCATTCATTGCTTACTCAGGCTTTGTGGGCCAAGTAATAGTGCCGGGGAAGTTTTCCTGCTGTGGTACGTCACGCAAAGCCTGCCTGTAAGTCGCCATATCTGCTGACATGGTTACATCAGACAGCCCGTAGTGGTCTGTAGCTTTTAACAGTACGTCCCGTGTAGTGCGTTCTGCGGCGGCTAAAGAGGCATTGTCAGCCGCAGTCTTAGCGTCCTTCTGAGCCTGCACAGTGACAGTGTTGCCGTCATCGTCCGTATACTCAGCAAACATCTCACGCTCTGTCCAAGCCTGCACCCAGTTGCCGTTGGCGTCCTGCTCTACGCCATTACGTACAACTACCTTAAACTCGTCAGACGGAGCCGGTGCGGGCGCTATTAGTACAGGGTCGATGCCAAGTGTTTCATTGACGTTTTCATTCCAGACTTTTGGTAATGACACATTAGGATTGTCGCTTCGGATTTGGCCTTGAGTTTTGACCTCACCCGTTGATCTAATGCGATATTCCGACATAGTTGATTCTCCTATGCTATTGCGTAAAACAAGTAAGTGCCGTTATTGGCGTTAAGCGGCGTTGTTGCGTTTGATGTAATCGTAAAACCGCTAGATAGAGGGTCTATAAAGTCCTCGCTTGAATCTTGCGCGCCTGTTGTGCTCAACAATATGTACGGATCGTTGCCAGCCACAATGCCACGCTCAGAATCCCACAAGTACCAATCACCAACAGCGTCTGTACGCTTAACCAACACAAACCTAGCGCCAGAGCTAAAGCCACAATCTACGTTTACGTCATTAGTTGTGCCTGTGTAAGTACCAACTTTTGATATTCCGTCAACGCTTGCGAATAGGTACGCTACCCAATCATAGCTTCGACCTATCATTGTGTCTGTATTTACAACAAAAGACGTACTGGTTGGTTGGGCATTTAAACCCAAGCTAGTGCCATAAGATTCAGTCGACCCAGCTTGTGCGCCATTTAAAGAGGGATACTGTTTTACAGCGTTACTAGCCGTAAAGGTATGCGCGGCCCACCAGTTGTAGCTGGCACTCCTAGCCTTCACCCACATCATTTCTGGCACTACGCCAAGATTGTGGTTTATTGTCATTGTGCCAGCAGAACTGCTACCGGTATAACAAACAACATCAAAGAATCCCGGCGCTCTGCGGAACATCCAGCCATATTTTTCAATAGGTGTCTCAGCGCTTTTGCTAAAACCAAGGCTGACAGAGTTCATGCTATCCCAACCACCCCAATCGCTTTCAGTAGTTTCAGCGTCAGCGGTTGGAGTTTCTAGGTATTGATCTCCTGTTAATCGCGCACCAATTCGCATTTCTGTGCTAGCTAAAACATTTCTTGACATTCCCATGTCTACAGGAAAATTGGACACAAAAGCATTATCTGCACTGGCTGTATTTGATCTTGGCGCTACCTTAAACAAATCAGTAGCCGCAAACTCCTCTGCTGGTTTGTGGGGTCTGCGGATGGCTACGTAGATGTATGTGCCGCCAGAGGCGTTCCCGTTTGCGTTAGTACCCACAAGCCTAAACCCGTTTGCAGTAGGAATCGGCCCTTCGTTGGTCGTACTTCCTTCGGCTGAACTACTGTCGGCATAAAGATCTTTTCCAGAAGCTGTGACAGGCATACCCCGCATAACATCCCTGATATGCCAAGATTCTGTGCCGCTGTCTGCTCTTTTCCACATAATCCACTGCGGCTCAAACCCTAGGTCAATAGTAGGGCCGTCAGAGTTTCCGTTACCCGTGTAACTTCCACACTTAATAATGCTCTCGTCTTCGTCTGTGCCAAAGTCTTGGGCATCGTGGGCGAATAGGTAGGCTACGTATGTGGCTCCATTGACGTTTGTGCATTTAGCATCAGCTAGACCACTTGGAGGGCCAACAACCTTAAAGTTTGCACTGTTAAACTGAAGCGTTGCTCCAGAGTCAGATCGTGCGGCAGTGCTATTTAAATACAGCGCATAGTTACCGTTGTACCTGTGCTGAAAAGTCCAATCTGAAGTATTGTCAGTACGCTTTATTATTATTGCGCCCGGAGCAGACCCAAGATTGTGATTTATATCGCGGCTTGTTGTCCCATCACCCGTATACGTTACAACATCAAAAAACCCCGGTTGCTTGCGGAATGTCCAAGAAACGTATGGATTTTCATTTTGGTTGACTCTACTGGAAGAACTTAACTGAAAACCTGTAGAACTTGGTGTAAGTATGCTAGCTCCAAAATCAAATCTAGCATTGGTTGTATTGCTTTCAAGTACATACCTAAATGCGCCTTGCTCACTATCTATTAGCTGATGATCTATCTCAGTTGGATCGCTAGTTCTTGCTTTCGTCCATACCAAGCCGCCTTCACCAGCAAGGTCAATGCCGTTGGTAATAGCTTGTGTAGCATTAGTACCCGTGTACAGATACGTAGAAAACACATCATCAACGTAAACAGCTTCGCCAGCATTGCCCGCCGCCGCCTGTATTAACTTGTTAGCCGCATTACTCATTAACCTAGCGCCTGCCCAGCAGTGAATCCGTAATAAGTCGTTCCGCCGTCAATTGTAAAAAACACAAACACATCAACGCCGTTGTTGGTTGCCGTTAGGGTTGGTGCTGTCGCCGCTGGCCAATCAACGCTTCCGGGCCAAGTAATTGTTCTGGCGGAGCTATCTTGAATGACTTTGAGTATGAAGGCAGAAGCCCTGCCAGAAGCGGCGGGGTTGCTGAACGTGTAGGTGACATTTTCAGTCAGATCATGCTCAAAAACATTGCCGTCGCGAAGGTTAATCGTCGCCGCGTTAGAGCTAGACGTAATGCTAGTTGCCTCATCTATCGTGCCATTATCAAAACTAACAACACCATTAGCATCTGACGTAACAATCCCTGACGCCTGCGTCAGCCCCAGCGTGTCGGGTAGCTTGACCGTGTAGGTAGCCGCCGCGCTGTGGGCTGGGCCTTGGACGGTAACTCCATGCGAATTGCTTTCGCAATTAAATCGAATGGTGCCCGCGTTGGTATTTCCATATAACTCAGTAAAGCCGGTGCCGTTTGGAAACAACTGGATGTTGCCGTTGGTGTCCGTTGACTTGATAGCGTTGGCGTTTAACTCAAGATTCTCTATCAAGACAGAGCCGTCAGACTCCTCATACACGGCCTTTTCAGCAGGGTAGGCAATAAATATATTTTTACTGCCAGCGCCAAAATTAACCGCCGACCCGCTGTTTGAGCTTTCTAGTACGGTCGTTCTTGTTAACGTGTTGCCACTACTGGCATACGTGCCCAAGCCCACCTCAAACGCGGTGTTGGTTGTGTCAACAATTGCGTAATATGTGGTATCTGCGTTAGACAACACCGCCGAGAACGCTTGAAAGTTCGCTACGGCGCCGCCTAGAGAAATAGCGCCCGTCCCCGTGGTCGTGGTTGTCTCTTTTACGCGGTCTTTTAGAACGAGAGCCATGATTATGCAATCCGAATGATAGCGTTAGAAGCGTCAGGGGTTGGGAACACAATGGTAAAGTCGCCAGCACTAGATGCCTTGTCAGCACCAAAGTCGAGCACAACGACAGTATCTGTAGTGCCACTACCGCTAGCCGTCGTGGTGTTATAAATTAACGCGCCACGGGCTGTGATGGTCGAAGAACCAAAGGTCAAGTCGGCAAAGTCAGTCAGTGCCGTTGTCCCTGACGTGGTAGGGGTAACATTGGTCAGCGTGCCGCCGCCAGCCGAATAACCCGTACCGCTCACCTCGTTGCTGGTGGTGTAGGCGGTTGTAGCCGCGTCAAAACTGGCGCTATTGGTGTACATGGCCAGCTTGAAGGTGTCCCCGCTACTGGCAGTAAAGTTGTGTGAGCCTACAAGCAGTTCCTGCTTGAATGAGGTGCACATGTAGTTTCCGCTAAAAGCCATATCAAAGTCTCCTGATAAGTTCGGCTAGGTCTTTTTGCCCTGCATCACACAGGGCGTTGTAAACAGTGGTTCGGTCGCTTTTTATGGCTTCCTTCATGTAGTGGACGAGGAGCTTCCTGATGTCAGCTCTAAATGCCTCGGCTTGTGCTCGCACTTCTGGCGCGGCGCTTTCTGCTATTGAGACAATTTTGTCTAAGCATCTCTCGGCAACTTCTTCCGGGGTAAACCCTCTGTTAGAGGTTGTTTGCACAAATACATTACCAACAGTAGCGTCGATCATGATCTAGGCTTCCTTACCTCTCCGCCACGGTAGCTGTCTGTTGTGCTGTAGCCCTCGCCCAGCTCCTCCAGTTTGGCCAGCGCCTCCATGTACCTCTGGGCATACAACTGCATTAGGTCTGGGTCGCCCTTGAGGTAGGTGTACGCCTCAACAAGACAGCCATAAAGCAGTGTGGACTCAGCATTAGTGCCAAGCCAGCTAGTGCCGTCTGTGGAGGTGGTAATAGAGGTGGGCTTGTGGAAGTAGTGCAGTTCGGCGGTGTACGCCGCGTCTGGGGTAGGGCCAAGAATAAATGCTGTGCGACTAAAAATGCCGTAATACTTAGGTGCGCCTGTAGTCCCGGCGGCGGGATAAGCCTGTCGTATAAAGTTGACATCCTTGAAGATCAGATAGTCATACCCGGAATTATCAATCGCTAATGAGTAGGGCGTCAAAAAATCCGATGGCATCACCAGATACTGACTGCCTGCGGCGACAGACCCCTCCACATTTTTGCGGAAGTCGGGTAACTGTACCGTCTTGAGAATCTTGTCTTCCGCCTGCTGAATGATGGTCGGCAGGTTGTTGACGAAGCTGGTCTCGTTGGACTCCGTATAGTCCTGTATGGCCTGCTTCAACGTGGTAAAGGTAAACGCCATCAGGAAGTCTCTATTGTTACGCGCCCAACCACGCCTGCCATGTCAAGGCCCACAGTGCGGCTCCCAAGAGCTGTATTGCCACCACCAACGGGATCAAAGGCAGACAAAGCGCGGCTTTCGTCAAGTGAATTGTCAGGTCTAGGGTATCTAAGAGCCTGCGGATCGCTCGCATTGACATCCCCCAATTTAAGCTGAGGCTGGTCCTGATCCACTACATCGCGGCCAACTAGCAAGCCGTTCCATCGGCCATCCTCTATTTGACGGACAAGGTCGCGCAGTGGGTAACGGAATCCAGTCCGATCACAAAAGCCGAAAGCATGCTTACCCTTGGCATAACTGCTCATAGGTCGTTGTAGCCTCCCGGCGCCATATACAGAGCCGCTTTCTCGCGAGACGCATCCGCCGCAAGATTCCACTGCTCCTCGTACACCTGCTTGAGGGCAGGCGCAATACCCATAGATTCTGGCTTTTTGCTGGCGATTTGATAAGCCAGCCCTGCCACTAGACACGGCAGATAGCGAGCGGGGACATCCATGTTATTGGACGCAGGCTTGCCGCTGTCTTCGATCCGGTCTAAATAGTAGTAAGCGAATGTGTAGCTGGTCGTTGCGTCTGGAACAGGCCAAAAATGCACTGTAATACCAGCAGGCTTGCGCTCAATGTAGTACTGGAGCGGTCGCCCTTGAGTTAACTTGTTGGTCTGGTGCGCGTACTGGCTGACCGAAATCCTCTGCATAGTCAGGTCGGACTGCTTGGATGTGTCGCCCGCGTCGGTGCGCAACAGCCCCTCTATTATGTCTAGCTT